AGCTCGATGATCGAAAGCTCTTCAATGTTTCCGGGTGGGGCCATCCACAGGATGAATCATAAAGCGAGTCACAGGGAAAGCAAAAAACGCCGACCACCGCCCAGGGTTTTGCTCCATTTACGCTTGAAGATGCTGCCGATGAGGCAACAATTCCGCAGGATGGCCATTCCGATGCCGCTGATGAACCTGCTATCCCGGCCAAGCCCTCTGCGAGACCCGTAGCGCCTGTCTCGGCCACGGCGCAGCCGGGCAATCTGGCAGAGCTGTCGGCGCAACTGCGCAACGAAGCAGCAGACATCACTGAAATCGCCGCGCAGGCCGGACGGCTTGGCATCGCCATTGATGCAGCAAAGGCGCTTCGCGATGGAACCACACCTGAGGCCTTACGCTCACTGGTTTTGCAACGCGCCGCCGCTGCTGCAGATGCGCGCGACATCGTGGCTGCTCCGCTCTCGCCTGTTATGCCTCAGACAGCTGAAAGCCCAATCGTGGCCGCCGCAAAACGCGCGGCCTCCGCAGGTGCAAAGCGCTGAGCCTTACTCTCACCTCTGAAATTCTGCCACCTGATCCCCCGCAGCACCTCCCCGGCGGGGGATCTCTTTTTGCACCCCGATCACAAGGATCCCCGACATGACCGTCCTGACCCAGCCGCCCACCTTGGGCGATATCCTCAAATACGAGCTCAATCCAAACTTTACCCGCGAGACCATCACACTGCTGGCTGGGACCGCCTATCCTGTTGGTGCAGTGCTCGGCCGCATCACCGCCAGCAGCAAATACAAGCTGGCCACCTCGGGCGGCACAGATGGCGCCCAGACCGCAGCTGCGGTGCTGCTCTATCCCGTCGATGCTTCTGGCGCTGATGGTCCCGGCATTATCATCGCGCGCGGCCCCGCCATCGTCTCCAAAGCCACCCTCGTCTTTGACAGCACCGTCGATGATGCCGCCAAAACCACCACCAAACACGGCCAGCTCGCAGCCGTTGGCATCATTCCGCGCGATACCGCCTGATCTATCCGGGCGCGCCACTAAGCGATCGCTTCACCTTCCCTCGCCCTCATTTCCCCGGAGTTTCCCATGACCATCACCCGTAACCCCTTCGACGCGGGCGGCTATTCGCTCGCCGAGATGACGCAGGCCATCAATATCCTGCCCAACCTCTATACCCGCTTGGGCCAGATCGGCCTCTTTCGCTTTGAAGGTGTCACGCAGCGCTCGATTGTCATCGAGCAGCGCGAAGGTGTGCTCAGCCTCCTGCCTTCCGTCCCGCTGGGCGCGCCCGCCACCGTCGGCAACCGTGAGGCCCGCTCGATGCGCTCCTTTGCCTTGCCCTGGATCCCGCATGACGACGTGATCTTGCCTGCCGATGTCCAAGGCATGCCAGCGCTGGGCCTCTCGGACGCAGCCGACCCGCTGGTCGAGGTGATGAACCGCAAACTCACTCTGATGCGCCGCAAACATGCCCAGACCCGCGAATACATGGAGATGAACGCGCTGCGCGGCATCGTGAAGGACGGTGCGGGGACCACGCTTTACGACTATTTCACTGAGTTTGGGCTTGAAAAAATCTCGATCGACTTTGTTTTTGGCACCGCAGGCACAAACGTGCAGGGCAAGGTCCGCAACGTGCTGCGCGCGATGGAGGACAATCTGCTGGGCGAAACCATGACCACCGCGCATGCGCTGGTCAGCTCGGAGTTCTTCGACAAGCTGATCAGTCACCCCAAGACAGAAGAAGCCTACAAGTTCTTCTCGGCCACTGGCGGCCAGCCGCTGCGCGAAGACATGCGCCGGGCTTTTCCTTTTGCTGGCATACTCTTTGAGGAATATAACGGCTCGGTCACGCTCTCCGGCGGCACCGCCGAACGGCTGATCCCGACCGGCGAGGGCATCGCCTTTCCGATGGGCACGTTTGATACCTTCACCACCTATGGCGGACCTGCAAACCTGCTCGAAACCGCCAACACCTTCGGCCTGCCGCTCTATGCCCGCCAGATGATGGACACCAAGGGCCGCTGGATCGACCTGATGACCGAAAGCTCGATCCTGCCGGTCAACAAGCGGCCGCGCATGGCGATCCGGCTCTTCAGTGCAAACTGAGGCGCCACATGACCTCCGCCTTCGCTTTCGCAATCGACGGGATCTTCCGCGATCCGCACATCGCCCGGGACGCGGTCTATATCGCCCAAGGCGGCACTCAGATCCTCATCCGTGTGGTCACGCGCCGCGCGGATGAGATCACCGAGTTTGGCAGCGCCAGGCTTTGGTCAGACAGCACGCGCATTGACCTGCGCGTCGCCGAAGTTCCAAACCCGCGACCGGGCGACCGGATCGAGATTGACGCGGAGGCCTTCCTTATTCAGGGCGAGCCCGTGCGCGACCGCGAGCGGCTTGTCTGGACCGTAGATTTGAGACCTGCATGAAACTCAACATTACCATCTCCCCCAACCTGGCCGCGATTATGGCAGCGGAAATCAAGGCGGGCGAAAAGGCGGTCACAGCGGCAATGCGCGCGGCTGGGACACAGCTTAAATCCGACTGGCGCGGGCAGATTACGCAAGCAGGGCTGGGACGGCGGCTCGGCAATTCGATCCGCAACCAGACCTTTCCGAAGGTTGGTGAGAGCCTCGATGCGGCGGCGCTTGTGTGGTCAAAAGCGCCCGTGATCATTGGCGCCCATGACACCGGGCCCCTGATCCGATCCAAGAATGGCTTTTGGCTGGCGATCCCGACAGAAGCTGCAGGCAAAGGCGCGCGTGGCGGCCGGATCACACCCGGCGAATGGGAACGACGGCGTGGGCTCCGGCTGCGGTTTGTCTATCGCAGGCGGGGACCGAGCCTGCTCGTGGCAGAAGGGCGGCTGAACAATCGTGGGCTTGGCGTCGCCTCAAGATCAAAAACCGGGCGCGGAAAGGCAACAGTGCCAATCTTCCTGTTGGTGCGGCAGGTAAAATTGCGCAAGCGGCTTGATCTGGCGCGAGATGCGAAGGCTGCGCAAGAGAGGATACCTGGGGCAATTGTGGCGAATTGGGTAGAAGGAAGGATCGGATGACCCCCCGAGAAACCATCCTCACCGCCCTCGCGGACTTGTTGCGCACGGTACCGCACGTGCTGGTGTTGCGCGGCGAAGTCCTGCCAGAGCGCATCCCAACTACGGGCCTGCTGATCCTGCGCGATGGCGATCCCGGCGATCCTGCGGTGACGCTGTCGCCGCTGACCTATCATTATCAGCATCGCAGCGAGCTTGAAGTCATCGTTCAGGGCGCGGACCGCGACACGGGTTTCGCTGCACTTTGCGGCCAGATCGGCGCGGTGATTGCCGCCGACCACACGCTCGGCGGACGCTGCGACTGGATCGAAGCGGAAGCGCCACAGCCGGTGGATTTACCTGTTGAGGGTGCGGCCAGCCTGAAGGCCGCAATCATCCCGGTCGTTCTGCATTATTCAACGTCAGACCCACTGGTCTGACCCGGTAGCCTGACCCACCCCACAGTTTGAGGAGAACACAATGGCACGAGCTCAAGGGGCGCGGTCGCAGATGGCGCTCGCGTTCGAATCCGTCTACGGCACCTCGCCCGCGACCGGTTACGTCAAGATACCCTTCGCCAGCGCGACGCTTGGCGCAGAGCAACCGCTGCTCGATTCGGAACTTCTGGGCTACGGGCGGGATCCGCTTGCGCCGATCAAGGACGCCCTGACCGCAGACGGCAATGTGGTGGTTCCGATCGATGCCCGCGCGTTCGGCTATTGGCTGAAGGCGACCTTCGGCGATCCGATCACCACAGGCGCTGAGGCGCCGTACAGCCACGAATTCCGCTCGGGCAACTGGACGCTGCCAAGCCTCTCGATCGAGATCGCCATGCCGGAGGTCCCGCGCTTTGCGATTTATGCGGGCTGCGTGGCGGATCAGCTGTCCTGGCAGATGACCCGCTCGGGGCTTCTGACGGCCTCGGTGTCCATGGTCGCGCAAGGCGAGACCTTGGGAAACACCACAGGTGTTGGCACGCCAGCAGAGATTGCGCTGCAGCGCTTTGGCCATTTCAACGGTGCCATCAAGCGCGAGGGGGTAGCACTGGGCAATGTGGTCTCGACCCAGATCACCTACGCCAACAACCTCGACCGCATCGAGACGATCCGCGCCGACGGCATGATCGACGGCGCGGATCCTTCACTGGCTGCACTTTCGGGCAGCATGGAGGTGCGCTTCGCCGATAACACCCTGATGAATCAGGCGATCAACGGCGACGATTGCGAGCTCGAGTTCTCCTACCAGCTCGGCACCGGCGAAAGCCTGACTGTCACAGCGCATTCGGTCTATCTGCCGCGACCTCGTGTCGAGATCGGTGGGCCCCAGGGCGTGCAGGCCACCTTCGATTGGCAAGCGGCCAAGGATGCTATTGTGGGCCGGATGTGCACCATCACCCTGGTCAACGATGTGGAGGCCTATTGATCATGCTTAAACTTGATCTGTCCAAAAAACCGCGCTGGCTTGAGCTGTCGCCCGGGGTCCGGGTGCAGCTGCTGCCGCTCACCACGGCGCTGATGGTGTCCACCCGCAGCGATCTGAGCGTCGAGGCTTTGCCCGAGGACGCCAGCAACGAGGACCGCGCGCTGGTCTTTGCCAAGGCGCTGGGGCGGCGGGCGGTGATTGCCTGGGAGGGCGTGGGCGATGCAGACGGTGAGGTGCTGGGCCTCACGCCCGAGGGTGTTGACGCCTTGCTCGATGTCTATCCGATCTTGGAATCGTTCCAGACGGGCTACGTGGCCAAGGCACTGGTGTTGGAACAGGAAAAAAACGTCTCCGCGCCCTTGCCGACTGGCACTTCAGCGGGGGCGATCGGTACTGCGAGGCTTGCGAAGCCCTCGAGGCTTGCGAAGCCCTCGGGGCCTGCAAAGGCCCGTGCCCGGACTGCCCGGCAAAAGTGAACCGCCCCCAGACTTTTGAGGGTGTGCAGATCTGGGACCTCGTCGGGCGGCTGGGCGGCCAGCTGCGCGCCACAAAGCAAATCATCCTCGGCTGGGACATGGGTGCGGCCCTCGCCATGGC